CGCTTGGTGGAAGCCGACGTTGGAAGTCTCGTCAATACCCTGGAAGCTCTGGGGCGTACCATAGACGTTGTAGTGGTCGCCACTCACAACATCGGAACCGGCCACCGACTGGAACTTCGCCCCGCCCGCCACGCCTGTGGAGAACGTCTTCAGGATTTGCCACCCTCTGCCGATCCCGGTGTTTTTCACGTTCTCCCACGAACGCGAAAACATCGGATAGATGGGGTCGAGGCCCCACAAAGCCTCGAAGATTGTAGGAACAATCTTCTCCTCGATGGTAAGGCTTACCGCATCAGTAATTGTTGCCATGAACTGTCACTCCAAAGAAACCATGTCTTATCGTTCTGCCCGCTGTGCCTGAGCCATATTGAAAGCAAGCTGCTCCGCAATGTGGCTTTCAAACCCAGCATCCTGCGACGAGACGTGATCGGGCTTCTTCGTTGGATAGACACCCAAGTCTCCACCGCCTGGTGAAGACCCCATACTCAGCGGGGAGATCGAACGACGCTGGCTACCCAGAGCCTTCAACGTGGCTTCAACATCTTTGATGATGCCTGGAAGGATGGCGCTCCCGTCTCCAAAATCTCCGCCAAAGGCAGGAAGTCGTCCTCTGACCTTATCCTCGACCAACTCACGGATGGCCTTCTTGCCATCCTCGTCGTACTCCTTCATATTATACCGGATAATCTCGGACGTGTCAAGGCCTAGTCCGATAATCTCATCGATTCTTTGCTTTTCTGCCCGGACCAGCAGTCTCTTGGTGGGGGCATCCAGGCTGTCAAAGTCCACCTGTGTTTTTGAGTTTCTGGCTTTAGGTGTGCTCAGGTTCACTCGGTTAGAAGGCCTCTGAGACCGGTCCTCCCACTCCTCGTCCTCGGAGCCGTCTCCCCACACCTTCTGGGCAGCCTCCTCTACGTCGGGAGCGGGGATGCCCATTGCAGCCCCCATCCGGCGAAAGGCGTCTACGTCTCCGGCCTGGATGATCTGCTCCAAATCGTGCTGAAGTCGGATACCCTGCTCCGCCTCCTTCCGCATCTCGGAAGCCTCCCGGAACTTATCGTCCGCCGCGAGACCCTTCTGGAGGAGGACAGTCTCCTGGTCGTGAGTGAGCTTCAGGCGTACTTCCTGGTCGTTCACCCGCAAGATTCGCTCAAATGGCTCGTTGCTCGGGGCTGGTTTCCCAAGCATAGCCTCCCTCATCTGGTCCACAGATACATGCTGTGACGCCGAGGCTACTGGAGCCGGGCTTGTGCTTTCCATCTCTATCTCCTAAAACGGACCCTATTAGCCACCCGCACCTTGCGGGGGCATTGCCATTCCGGTCGGCTGCCCGGCTTGAACTCCTTGGATAAGCTGCTCGGGCGGTGGCAATCCTGGGGGATAGTAGCTACCGGCCAGAATCTCCAGGCTGACTTTCCACGACTCAAACTTATCACGGACCTCTTTCGAGGCCAATGAATACTCAATCTTGGACATGAACCGCTGGACCGCAATCAGGTGGATGTCGGGATTCTGGGTGTGCTCCCCAACATCGATGTTGCCGGGGGTCTGTCCATCCCGGAACAACATGATGATCTGCCAGATCGCTTTACGCCACGTCTCCCAAATTTCTTTCGGGGCACCGGGGAAGTCCAGGTTCTCCTCGAAAGCTGTAATCCAGAAGTGAGTGTCATCCGTGAGCTTCCGATCGTACATGGTGATAAGCTCTTGCTTGCGGACATCCCGATCCCGAGGGGTCCTATCTCGCACGTCGATATCGACCTGCCACGATTCCGGGATAGGGTTTTCGGCTAGTCGTAGGGAGCCGGACTCCTGGTCTACCACCACACCGGCAATGGCGTCATCCACCATAGCGATTTCGATGGTGTCGCCGGGACCCATGCGATCCTTTGCAGCCTGCAACATTCGACTGTAGACGCCCGCGTAGGCGTCCGCCAGCCCATTCGCCGGGAGACCGATAGCGATGTTCGCCGTGTTGAACAGGAAGCCCAAGCCTGCCGCAGAGTCCACACGACCACTCGTCTGGCCTTGGAAGATGGGGCCTTGCCCGGCCTGCTTCTCCATCTGGCCCATAGCAAACTCAGCGATCTTCGCGGGAGCCGTACCTCCGTTTGCGGGCTGCAACACGAAAGGCCTCTGACCCGGATCGACCGGATCAATGTTGTAGGACTCCACCTTCGGGCGGGGTCCTGTTCTCCACTTCTTCAGATCGATACCGGACTGGCCCGGAACAAAGAGGGTTCCGAACATATCCAGTTCCTGGATATTCTTGAAGAGGGTTCCCAGGGACTTCTCGATCTGGTCGTTCAACGGCATCAGCGGGGACACAAAGCCCCGTGCGAAATACTTCCCGATGTCGGTGTGGCGAGCCACCTGCAGAGGGCACAGCACCTGAATGTTCTGGGACTCGAAGTCCGAGTCGTGAACGATGGTGTCCCCGATCTTCACGATGAAGCGGGCCACATACATCTGGGTATCATCAAAGATATAAATCTCTTCGAGGGGGACGAAGTAGCGTCCCTCCTTGCGGATGGTGCTACTGTTTCTTTCGGGTCCTCCGACGGACTCCCCAACTGAACGGCCATCCCCTTTGTTTCTCCAGGGCATACCCCAGCTAACGCCCTGCTCCTGTTCGGACTGTTCCGGGGGAGTTGTACCCCACGGCACATCGCGGGCACCGAATCGGTTCTCCACGTCCTTGCCCGTGAGAGTCTTACCGTAGACTTCCTTGACCCTCTTTATGGCCCACGCGAGGGGAACCCATCGCTTGCGGGCCTGTCCATACAGGTTTTCCAGGCCATCGGTCCACGCGGGAAAGCCCCGCAACTGGCGAGGGGATACGATTCCAAGTTCGTCGGGCATCTGCTTATTGCCCGTCTCAATGTGAGTGATTCCCACGGTCCCATACTTCAAGAACGGGACAATCACCTGGGTCTTGATCCGGTTTAAGGGGAGGCGAGCGGCCAAGGACTGAAGGAGAGCATTCGCAATGCCCGCGTTACGCAAGGAACCGAGGGACTCACCCCGCTTCGTAGCGACCGGGGAATTATCCATCTTCAGGTAACGACCCACCTGGGCCATATACTTGCTGACCACATCCTCGTAGCGGAAGTCAAGCTCCCCCTTCGAGTTGTGGAGAGAAATCTCCATCGCCCCAGACCAGCGATCTCGGACACGAAACTTCCGAACTCCCGCCAGATAGGCGTCAATTAGTTTCCACGAAGTCTGATGGACTCGGGCCTCTTGCTCAGCGGGCTGCAACTCCGCTTCAAGAGCATCCACCAAGTCTCGCCCCTTAGTTGGCAACAATAATCTCATAACATGCTCCTAGGGCATGGGAACCCACTGCTCTTCATCCACCTCGACAGGATCGCCCCAGTCATCCCTGCTCTGGTTTGCAGGGGGGGCATTTACACGTCCGATTGCAATCGCTTCACGGGCATTACCTTGGTTGACCAACGCCATCTGGATTAGTCTGTCCGCCAGCCTATCCACCCGTCCCGACTCTTGCCGCACTGTCGTCTCGATAGAGTCCAACTTTCCCCACATCTTCGTGATTCGGAGGTGGAGAGTGTCCACGGTTTCCTGGATGGTTTCCAGCTTTCTAAGGGCCGCCTCCCGGTCGTTTTTCTTTGTCCCGAACATCTTGAGTCCTCCCTCGGTTGTGTTATCGGAGGAGCCGATAACCCAAAGTTTAAGCCAAAAAAAAGTCTTTCGTAACACCCATGTAGTCCAGTGTGCCATTGAACTGCTCCTGCCAGTCTTCCCCATACTCGTCCTCTAATTCCTGGTGCCGTGAATCTAGCAACATGCGGAGGGACTTAGGGGTTAGCTCGGAGGCATTGATGCCACTGAGAACCGAGAGTCCCGTAACTTCATCGACCAGGGTGCCCTGCTGGATAAGTTGGTTCGGGTCCGTAGTTTGGATGCGGTCTGGGCCTGCCGCCTTGTGGGGCTTCCCGATGGCCTGGTGCATTGCCAGGGAGTCCACACAGTCGTCGTGATCCAACATCGCCAAGTCTTCGGTCGCATTCTCTATTTCCCAGAAAAGACGGCCATAACCGGGATTCTTTTGTTTCCGATCCGAAGGCAACTTAATACGGAACTGGACGAATCTCCACTCCAGTCCCATGATTTTGGACGCTTTGTCCACTTTAGGTGGGAATTTGATAGGGATAACACGCGGAGGCATCGTTCCAGACCCATACATTCCGGGCAGATCATCACGAACACGCTCGTAGAACTCGGAAAGAAGGGGATAAGCCTCAACCCCCACCAGACTCGCCTGCCACCGCATTGACATCTGGTATACGATTCGCAGCAACTCCTCGGGTCGAACCCGCCCCCACCATATATCGAGAGAGTACAGAGTATCCTTATGGGCATCGTCATTCTCAAATCCCATCACGTGAACCACAGAGTAGTCAGAGTCTGGGTGAGTAGTGGGTGCCCAGTCCACGGTGATAAACCGTCGCATGTTGGACACCACTTCCCGCCACAACCGCCTCACCGGCTTGGATGTCGGGATAGGCTCGCTCTTTTCCCCCTCCTCCTTCTCCCATCCAGCCAACTGGTGTGTTACCACCACCGCGTTCGAGCCGAAGGGGTCCTTCACCGCGAAGGCGTCCTCCTTCTCGAACCAGTAGGTACACAGTTCGGGGTGGATGTCCAACATCTTCGCCGAGTCCGTCGCTGGCTCATTACAATACTGGGCACTAAAGGCGGCTGGACCAATCTTCTTCTTTTCGAGGTCAATCCACTCCGGGCCAAACACATCCCAGCCCATGTCGAAGATGGTCATCTTGGTCCGCTTCCAGAACCCCTCGATCCGAGAGTCGTCTGTC